AAATAATATATATATTCGTATAGAAAAACAAGGTATATGTTATGAGAATAACCGAGAGTCGTTTAAGAAGAATTATAAGAGATGTTATTACTGAGAGTATGCATGATCGTGGTCCTGCGCCTGACTCAGTAGAAGATGCTTTAGAAATAGGGCGAAAAGCTAGTGAAGAATATGAATCAAATCTTGCACATAAAGAAAGTATGACACAGAATGATGCAGTTGTTAAAATGCATAATGATATAGAAACTATGATGAAAATCTTGAATACCATTGATAAGACTGTAATCCGTGAAATGGTAGGGGAAATTGCTCCAGAACTAATTAGCTTTGCTGAAGGTCTTGAATACGAGTACAATAGTTTAAATAATCTTGCGATGAAGCTTGTTCAATCAAATATTAGTTTAAGTGAACTTTTGAAGTACCGTAATAAAAATTAAAAAATAAATAAAAAAAATATATTATTTTATTATAAACCAGCTTCTTGCTGGTTTTTTTGTATTCACAAAAAGATATATATAATTAAAAGAGAAAGATATTGATATGACATATTCATCTAATCTTATGGAAGAAGTAGAATTTAAAGTATGCCTAGGTACACTATCTATGTCAACATACTCAGAAAACGCCATTTATGAAATATCAAATCTAACAGGTAATTTTACACCAAGTATCTCTTCAGGTGTAATCACACTACCTGTTGGCCGTTATATGTTAGAAGCTTATCCTTATGTAAATCAAGCAACAACAACTGATGTTATTAAATTTATTTGGCAAGAAAATTCTACCGGTAGTTATGCTGACGTTGGCATAGAAGGGCAAGTTCAAGTTGTTGGTGATACTATTGGTGAAAGAGATATTGCTTTAGCAACTATAGATAAAAATATTAATACTAATGTTAGATTAATTGTAAAAACTTTAACCAGCACAGGAACTCCTACTTCTGAAGGTGGTTGTATTGTAATTTGGAAAGAGGAATAATGTCGTATACACCAACAAAACCAGCAATTGGATATATTCAAGCCACAGCTATATCAACTTCTTCTATTAATGATATTGTTTTTGATGTACACAATGATATGCAAACAACTGAAACAGGAGGCAAAACTGATCTAGGATCTAACGCTATTGCTATTATGTCTCTCTCAAGAGATAATGATGGTTTGACAAGCAGATCATCTGCTTATCAAGTAAATGCTACGCAAACTGACTTTAAACAAAGAGGTAGAATCCCCGGAGAAATAAATAATTATTTTCAAATAAGTGAATATGCCATGGATTATACTGATAATGTTGAACCTACCCAGGTAAGTACTATTGGTGCTGGAAATATATCCTTCACTAATCATTCACATTGTAGAATATGGAGACTTAATGTATGACTTATGTACCTACTATTAAAAAAGGAAAAATTTCTGCATATATTGCATATAATACTCAAAATCAGGAGACTAGCTCTACAAGTTATATAGACTTTGATTTAAATAGTAGTCACAAAACGCTTGTTAATCAATTTTCTGTTCATATAAGTGTAGATGATACAAATAATAAAATAACATTACCTTCTGGAAAATATTATTTAGATGCTCGATTATTTGTAAAAAGAGCATCAACAGGAACTTGGGGTGCTGAATATATTTGGTATACTTGGGATGGATCAAGTAGGACTTCAATAGGATATGAAGGAAGAGAAGTTGGTGCTTTAGCAATAGGTGATCCACATAAAAATGAACATGCAAGAGCTTATGTAGAAAGTGACGGTACTACAATTATAGGTTTACAATTTAAATCAATTACCGGAGACGCTATAGAAGTAAATGATTCTGAATGGGACGACTATGCCGGACAGTCTAGATTAATGATTTGGAAAATTGAGTAAACATTTTTTTATCTTACAGTAATATAGCAAGACTTGAATTTGACGAAGCAGGGCGTACACATAGCAAGTCATATAAGATTTATAGATATTGGAATATATTTATATTATAGCTATATAGGAGTTTTTATGAAGTATTTGATAGCGTTGTTTTTAACACTTTTTATGTTTGATTGTTCTGATCAATTATCATCTTATCAAGGGTATAAAATTGATTTTAGAGATAAGTCATATTTAGAAACTAGACATGTTGGTGCAGCTTGTGATAGTCAATGTATTTATTCAAATTACGCTGTAACTTATAATTTTCAATCAAAGCAGTATGATTGTATGGAAGGTCCTTGTGCTTGCGTAAGAGAAGGTGACGCTCATACTTTATGTAATGTAAGTGCAGAACCACAAAGTTTATGGGAACAACAAACTATACAACAACAAAACCAATCCTTTCAAATTGTTAATCTGCCTTATTATAATCAATATGATAATAAAAACTATCCTTTTGCAACATGTCAAAACACATCAATAGCAATGGTTTTAAGTCATTTTCAATATATGATACACCCTGATACTATATTTGAAAGATGGGGAAAAGATATGTCACAATCACCATCAGGGTTAAATTATATATATCGACATTATGCTGCTACAAGTACTATCAATACCTATACTAATGCAGCCCCTGAAGATTTGAGAAATGCTTTGTTGCAAGGTTATATAGCAATTGTTCACGGATATTTTACTTCTTACGGGCATGTTGTAGTAGTAAGATCATATGATGGTCAAAGCTATTACGTTAATGATCCAGCCGGAAGATGGAGTGAATGTTTTAAATGTGGTTATGGAACTGATGATTACAATGGCGTAACAAAATATCCAAGACAAGTTTTTGAAAATGCTGTCTTTACTTCAGACGGCAGCACATATCTTCCCGGGTGGATTCACCTAATTAAGGGGAATTAAAATGAAGTTTTATTTTGGTCTCTGTTTAACTTTATTTATTTTTCTTAACAATATATCATATGGCAACAATCATGTTTGCGACAATAATTCTGGTGACCGTGAGGTATATAATCAAAGCATTGAAACAACATCTAAACAAAGTTGTAATCAAAAATAATATATTTAATATTTTTTACTTATTGATAATATTTTCTACTATATCTTTATACAAAAAAGTAAAAATAGATTGAGATATTGACGAAGCAGAAGGTATGCATACTGAGTCAAGTAACAGAATTGGTATAATAAAAACAGGAAAGCTAAAAGGTAGATTTTGTTTAGTTTTGTCTGAAACTAGTTTTCGTACAAATGACAGCTTGATGTGGTTTAGAATCTATGTAGACAATAAACTTCTACGTATGTATAGTAAAAATATAAAGATATTATAAATGATTGATTGTAAAATAAGAAACTTATACATATATTTATTTAAAAACATTTCGTTTCCAGTTACAATCTTAGGATTGATCTAGTGTTCATAAGAAAGAAAGGTAATAATGTCATCTGGATTTAAAGAAGAAGTAGTAGTATTAACATCAAACTCAAACGATAAAGTCGTAAATTTTTTAAATGAGCTTCGTGTTTTACTTGATAAACATAATGCTAAATTATACGCAACTGATTGTGAGCTGTTTATGAATGGCTTGGGATATGTTGGAATGCTTGAGGATAACATAGAGTCTATAGAAATCTCAGATGGTGGAGATATTCTTTTCTCTTCTACAGTGAGTAGTAACTAAACTGCAAGCACAAAAAAACCAGCAAGAAGCTGGCTTTAATAAAACGTATCATAGTTTATTCTAGTTATTTAAAACTAATTTTTCTTGTCCTTTCACTTTTGTCTATTGGCATAGTAACTGTAAGAATTCCTTCATTTAAGTTTGCATAACTTTTATCAACATCAACTGACTTATAAAGAGAAATAGATTCGTTGAAATTAATCTTAAAGTCTTTGTCACCAGAATCTTTTGCACTCTTGATGATTAGTTTTTTTCTATCAAAAGTAATATCAACATCCTCCTTTTTAATTCCTGGTGCTAAAAACTTAAAAACAATATTATTATCCTGTTCAGACACTTTATAAGAAGATAAGCTTCTAGTAGAATTTTCTGGATAATAGCACGAATAATTTAAGTCTTTGAGTAATGATGTAAGTACTGCGTCAATTGTCATATATTAATTTCCTTTCTTTTTGAACGTATTACTTGATATGCATAATTTAAACACCAAATTTTAAGCGTGAACCCCCTTTGTTGTTTTTTTATAATTTAATAATTCAGTTAACAAAAACATCTCTATAGTTCCACCCCAACTTTCAACAAGATGTTTTAGTTCCTGATATGGAAGTTTGTTATCTTCAATAATATCACACAACTCTTCACGATAGTCTTTAGGAATACCTTCGGCAACAATAATCTTGCTATTACCTGTACAAAAAAATCTATCGTCACTAGAAAAAGTAAAAAGTAATTTTGTCATATCTATCCTCCTTGTAGACTATAGTAAGTAGGTTTCAATTGACTTTACAATTTCCTTTCTAACACCGATTTTTTCCTTACTAGAAGTACTTTATTTTTATACAGAAAGTTTATCAAATCACATTCAATGTTTTTATCATAAACAGTTTCATCACTAAACGCTAGATAAATTCCAGGTTCTATATTGAAATTTTTAATTTTTTTTTTAGGATCGTATATATCATAACCCATTAGCTCACTTTCTTTTTTAACTAAAAAAAGGAAATGATACATTTGTTAAGATTTTCTAGTATGATGATCTGCTATTGAAGATGCAACAAAAGAATTAGGTTTTATTTTAACATTAAAACCACAACCTTGAATATAACCTGCTATCATATTTTTATATTTGGACGATAAATGTTTTGCATCAGGGTTGACGTCTGCATGTATTTCTATATTTGCATCACAACAAATATCTTTAATTTTCATTGCAAGATCAATAGAGTCAACTGTTTCTTTGAGCAGCCTTTTTGACAAGTCTAAATAAGAATCATCTTTAATTTTATCTCTAAAATAAAAATATTTGCTGTCATAATAGTCAGTATTTAGTACACATATTGCTTTTGTAAAAACAAAGTTATAACCTAATTTTACACTATCAGATCCAACAATTATTACATGTGAGTCTGAAATTGTAACTTCTTTTAGAATATTACAGATTTCATTGAAAGTTATAAACTCTCTTTTTCCTGTTTTCCAACAATTGGGCATATTAAACTCACATAAAGTTGTTACAGTTATAATTATCTTCCAACATATTTTGCTTCTTTAAAATGTGTTCTATAGTCATTCATTTGCTTTTCTTGTAGTACTTATCAATTCCTTTCATTTTTCTTATATAGTCAATACTACTCATGCCAGATGCAGCAACTTCTTCTGTCCAGTCTTTATACATTTGATAACCTAACTCTGTCAACTCCTCTTCAACAGGTGGATAAGAAATAGGGTCAACAAAACCATCATCAGGTTTTTTCCAGTTCCCGTTGTTTTTTTCGTTTAACTTATATAATTTTAAAGCTTTAGGTGTATTAGATAATAAGTGAGAATCTAAAACCATTTGAGGTGTTAAGTCTAAAATAAACTTATTATTATCTTTATCTATAAGCTGACATTGACAATGAAAGTTTTTTCTACCAACAGTTTTAATAAACTTAATAAAAGCTTTTTCTTGTTTCTTAAAACACTTAACAAGACTAATTGCATCTTTACTTTTAATCTCATTTGAATGAACCATTCCAGATATTCTATCTAAAAGAATCTGAAATTCTGCTGAATCAATATGAAAATAAATCCACTTATGTTTAATGCCTAAAAATTTATTTTTAATTTCGTCCTTCATGATTCCTCCTTGTTATATTACAAGGACAAACTAAACTTAATTACACTTTAATCATCTTTCTCTAGTTTAATAGATTTTACTTCAAAGCCATAATTTTCTACAAGATATTCTGTAATATCTTCTTCACAGGCATCTGAATCTAAGTCTTCTTCTTTTAGAGAAATACTCTTAGGTAATATTGCAATTTTCCTTGCTTCTTCATAGTCACAATCTTCAAATTCTGTATCAGAAAAATCCCAAACTATCTTTTTAATCTTAATCATTGTGTCTCCCTATTGTTTTTTTATATATAGAAAGAAAATTAATTATTAAAAATTATTTTTTGATACGATCGATTTGGTGTTGAATATACCATTTAGCTTTTTTTAAGTCTTCCATTGTTTTCTTAGGATCCTTCTTTCCAGCTCTTGCAATATATTTTATAGCATTTCCAAGCTCAAAGTTTAGATCCCATGCATTAATAACATCAATAACTTCATGTCCACTATCCTTTAAATAGTGATTAGGATGATCCACGTTTTCTTTCTTTTCTTTTTTTGATTTACCACATTCACACATAATTCCAGCAGTACAGTCAGTACATCGATTAACGCGATTCATTTTCTAATTCTTCTCCTAAAATATCTTCTAATGTTTGAATTCCGAAGCAGTCAAGTTCTTCAGAAGTTATATCAATATCTATCTTTTCTTTTTTGTTTATTTTGTTAATTAGAAAATTACCACATTCTAAATTGAGTTTATGAGGAACGCCTTCTAAATTCTGAATAAAATTGTTATCAATATAATGATTGTCTACGTAAATCTTTATATGGTTTTCTAGTTTTGAACCCCAAATTCTAAGATGAAAATTTGAATATCCTTTTGATGAAGATCCATATCTCATCCAAGCAATTCCTGAGTTTTCAAATAGATCAAGCATATTAGTTGATAATTCAAACATTACAGAATTAGTATCAGCGCTATTTATTTCTGTTTTTAGTGTTTCCTTAATCTTTAACCATACAGGATTATTGTTGTCAACATTGATTTTAGCCCAAGCTCTTCCTCTTCCAGAAAACATAGCTTTAATGCTTGTATTGTTACTGTGACTAATATTTAGTGCACCATTGATTGCTTCATTAAAGATTTCACGAAGCATTGTGATTTTAATCTTATGATTTTCTTCCTCTAATTTAGAAACTGCATTTGAAACAGCAGGAAAAATTATTTTTCTAATTGATTGGATGTCCATATAAAAATTCCTTTTATTGTTTTTATTATTATAAATTAACAATATTAAAGTTACACTTGATTATCTTCTTTCCTTCATCATTTCATTAAACTCTTTTCGAGACTGAAGGAATTTACTTACCATACGTGCTGTAGGTTTTTTAATTAGTTGCGAAACTCTTCCCATTCTTAGTCCACCGTTAACTAAACAATGAAAGTTAAAACACTCATCGTCTATACTTTTTTCATACCAAGATTCTACAACTTCACCATGACCATAGTTTTGGTCTGGGCCTTTAAGCTCAACCCAAACCATGTCACCAGGATTTAAATGTAAATCTTTCATTAGTATATTGTACCTAAATTGCTTTCATCTTTCTTGCAAAAGTATTGCTGAAACTGTGTTTCGCTTATTGCAAATTGCATGCCATCGCTAAGACGTGTCAGAAATATTTTTACTATACGCTCAGTCTTTTCAACTTTTTGAACTTTAGAGCTATTCATAATAAATCTTTCATCTTTTAAAATTGGATATTTTTCTCCTTTAATGCGCATACCTGTTTTTGCTGGCATAAAAAAATTACCATACCCATCAGTTTTAACAACAGAACCTTGTCCTCTTTTGCCCATAAAATAAACATAGTCACCATTTCTTACTTCAACCCATTTAGTATACATAGATTTCTCCTATTTGTATTGCAGATAACTGAAAAGCAAAACAGCTTCTGAAAGTATAAACACAAAATAAACGTCATATCTTTTTCTATTGTTATGATATGAATGTAAATAACTAAAAAGAATTACAAAAACTGTAATAATAATTAAATCAAACATTAATGATAAAAAGCCCACCAAAGATAATATTGTTTATTAATAATAATAAAAATGCTTGTTCGCTATTGTTTACATAAAAAGAAGCAGTAAACAAAAATAAAACTAACATTAAAGACACTAAACATTCTCTTCATAAAGGTTGTTTAGTTTTAAAAACTCGTACCATAATTCAAGTTCTCTATTCGTAGGTTTTGTTAATACTGCTTCTTTAATAATCCTTACTTCCTTTTCAATGTCAACTTCAAGATTATCTATCTCTTTAACTACGTTTTTAATACGATGTTTTTTAATAACATCAGTATTTTTAGTTTTTCGATTACTTGGCTTTATTTCCAGCTGAAGTTTTACAGGTGTATTTCCTAATAAAGAAAATTCTTTTGCAATATTATCATTAATTAGTATAGTACTTTCTGGATGATCAATCTTAGATCCTTTATATCTAACTTCAAACCTAACAAAAGGATCATCTGCAGTACCTTCAACCTTTGAAAATCTAATCCAGTAAAAGCCTTCACGGTCTGTATGTTCTATATAATCTTTAGAATCAAAGTTTTTCAATAAATCTTTGATATAGTCAGCAGCTGCATGATCTTTAAAAACCTTAACCCAAGAATTACCTCGACCTTTATATCTTTCTTGAATAGATTTTTTGAAAGAATTTTTTGACATATTTAATCTCCTTATAATATATTATAAAAATTAATTTAACAATTTACACGCATTAATTGTCTTTAGATCTAAACCATTCTGTAAATCTATATGTTATTTTTTCAAAAAGAATTTCTAGATTTAATACAATTTTCAAAATCAAAGAATGACTTCCAGCAACAACTAACATTTTAGTTGCTATATTTTTTTGAATTGAAGTCATTTTACCTGTTGACATCATAATGACTTCACCTTCGTGAGTAACATAAAATAATATTGAACTAAAATTTTTTATATTATTTGCAAGTTCATCTGAAAGTTTTTCTAAGTTTGGGTCAACTTCTTCTATGTCTTTATCTTCCATTTTAAACCTCAATATCTATGTCTACAAAAATAAGTCGATTCCAATCAGGACCAATCACTAAATTAGTTATCTTGCCATTGTTACTATTAATATAACCAATAAAATCTTTAAAGGACATTACTCTGTTTTTATTGTTTGATCCTCTAACTTGAAAAAGTCTAAGCATTCTTTTTTTTTGATATTTACTCAACATTAATTTTTCTATACTTTTAAAAAATTCTTTGATCTCTTGATTATTCATGATTTTATAAAAACTTTAATATTCTTTTTTTGTTGACATACATAACTTTAAAATCAAATTCAGGAACCATGATTTCAAAATAATCATTGTCATGAACTAATTTTGTGTGTACTACAATATTTTCATATGCATTATCTTGATAATACAATCTATCAACTATAGCTAGTTTCCAATCTTTGGAAATCATAAAAAATTCCTTTTACACCTTGCAGATTGCAATCTTCTATTACAAGCTTTAAATCTTCTTTTACATAAGGCTTCACTATTAATAGCTCTGTTTAGCTTTATCATTAAAATCTGAAACTCTGTTACATCTGCTATACAAGACTTATTTTCTAGTTCTAGAATATTAATTTTTTCCAAAGCTTTTTCGTGCTTTTTAATTGATACACAAGAAGTCAAAAGACAAAATAAAATAATCTTAA